TGGGACACCAGGGTCTTCTTCTGGTCCTTATCAAGTTGATTGAATTGACCCCTTACTGCCCGAGTGTTTGCCTTATCGGAGAGGACTCCCAGTGCTTCATCAATGCTCTTGAACTTACCATCGCCAAAGTCCCTAAAGGCCTGCTCCTGCTCCTTAGTAATCAGATCCTTCTCGATGGCTTTATCCAGAGATCTTAACCCACTGATGACAGTGAGCTTCGTACCTTTGGGGAGACCCTCCAGCACCTGATCGATCGTCCGTTTACCATTGATTAGATCAAGGGCACCCTGACGTTGGGTATCATCCAGGGTTGTGGACTTCATGATCTTCTCCAGGTTGATAACCCCAGAGATAAACGCCTTGTCCAGATCGGCATCCTGCATAGCACCTACAGCCTCAGCCATAGACTTCCGACCCCTGAACATATCTATGTATGCCTTGTTCTGATTAGAGTCGATACGGGCAGTCTTGGCCTCCTCAGTCTCCTTGGCACCACGGTCCGCTACATAATTCTCAAACTTCACGGTGGCACGGTCTGCTACAATCTTAGCCTGTTCATCAGCAAGTTTCTGCCGACCCTTCCGCTCTATCCGATCTTCCTTGGATTCCATCGCATTGATCTGGGCCTGATGGATCTTACCCACGGTAGCCTTAGCATGAAAAGGAACACTACCAGCAAACTTCTCCAGTTCAGCCAATGATGCCTGCTTGGACACCATGTCAAAATACTTATTGCTAAGATCCTCGGTTGCGGCAGAGCGTTCAGCTTTACGATCACTGGAGATTCTACCGGCCTCAGTGTTAGTCTGCTTGGTTACCCAGGCGTACTCATCACCATCGATTTCACCTTTCTCCAGCATAGCCAGAGCATCTTGATAGACACCCGTGGTATTGAGGTCCCCGGTCACAGGGTTGGTGTATTTCTTGGTCAGCTCGCCAAAAAGTTTATCCCTCTTGAGCGTACTGGTGGCACCATTGATAGTCCTCATGTCCGATCTGAACTTATCACCCAAGGCTGTATCAACCAGCCGGATCTTCCCATCGGCACTGGGCGCGTACATGAAATCAACAAAGACCTTCTTATCCAGGGTTCCTGCCATCACAGCATCATGAACGGTCTGATAAGCGGCAAGACTTCCTTGGGGTCGAGACATGAAGAACTTCTGACCCATGGTATGTTCATTATCGAGATCCGCTCTGAGATCCGCTCCGGTTACATTAGGTTTCGTGGTGTATAACTCAAAGCGTTTGGATACATTCGAGGCATTCTCAAGACCTTTCTCTGTCCTGAGCTTGTCATCAAAGAGCATGTCCATCTTATCGGTGACATCCATTCCTCCACCAGCAATCATACCCTTCATCCAGTTAGCGGACTTACCCTCCATGAACTTGTTCTGCATCTTGGTGGACTCAATAGCATACTCAGCGTCATCCAAGTGCTGACCTGTCTGTTCAAACCACTGGTTGGCAGTCCTCTTGAAGTCAGACACAGCGGCAAGACCGCTCTGTTGTTCCCACACTCGGTTATACACTTCGTATGGACTGTCGTTCTTCACACCATTAGCGGCATCCTGCACTGCCTGAGCCTCGGCCTTGACCTCCTCTCGTTTATTAAGTATCGCCCCAACCTGACCCAAGGATGCCAACATCTTGGACGCACTGTTATCACGCACCTGTCCAGGCATATAGGTACGGGCTGGTTGAGCCGACTTCTGGATAGTCTTATCATCACGGACTGTGGTTTTACCCTGTCTCGTTCTTAATCCATTACCCAAGTTTGCCTCCTCCTGCTACATATCCTTGAAGTCCAGCAGCCCCCAGACCCACCATGTTAGCCCCGACTGATCCCTCAGTCCTCTTGGCGTTTCTCATCTGACTGCTATATCTTGCCGTGTCAGCTTGAGCACTCAGTTCGGCTGCTCTGTTTGCGCTAACCTTATTGGATTCAATGATGCCTTCATCGTATGCACCCTGGAGTTCAACCGTAGCGAATTCTCTCAAGACACTATTGCCACCGACACCAGCCTCTCCTGCACCAGCCGTTGACGTAGCGAGTCTACGCATGGTCTCGCGTTGGGCATTGAGATTGTCGAGTGCTGCCGCTTGGTTGTTCTCAAGCTGCTGATTAAAGGTCGCTTCATTCTTCAGTTTAAGTTCTGCGGCAGCATCGGCGCGCATATCACCAGCAAGTTGAGCACTCTCTATCATCTGCATACCGGCCTGGGCTACCATTGCTACTGCCATTGCTGCGGGATGACACATTAGTTATACCTCGCAAAATATCGGAACATGGAGCCACTCATATCAATCTCCGGACCCTCAAATGCAAACCCAAGGCCCTTGATCCACTTGATACATACTGTATTGTCCATACTCATGTAGTTACCAACACCTACGGGATAGATGTCGAGCCATTCCTTAACCATACATTTAGCCAAACGATTAAGGGTTTCCATTTGTGCGTACGCTTCGTCCGTGCCGAAGGACCAGATGATTCCCATTCCAGGTTTCATAGGGTCGGGGAGACTCCCATACAACCCAAAGATCTCACCATTAAATAGTGTGACCATGGTGTTGGGAGCCTGTGTACATAGGCGAAGAACCTCACGCAATGGTAGCCCTGGCATAGCGGCAAGGAGTTCACGCTCGTCTGATTTCCTCAGCTTGAGTCTCATGATCTCCTCGGCATCCGCAGGGACCATCGGTCTTGTTTCGATTGTTGTCATTAAAGTATACTTGCCCTCTGTGTAAATGCCCCCTCGTATCCGACCGCTGTGATCTGGATCGGGAGGTAACTGTTACTGATTATCCGAATCTTCGTGTTGATATTCTGTCCACGAACCCCGGTCTTAAATTTCCCTGACTGCATCCTCTGCTCACCGATACGCACCTGACCAATGATGTTGTTCGTCCATTCAACCAGACGCGGCTCACGCCCTTTGTTGGTGATCTCAATGTCAAAGGAACCGCTGTTCTTGTACTGAACCGCAATGTTTCTGATCTGCAAGCGACCTTCGAGGATTGTAGTCTGCCGTGTATTCTTCAGATACCAGGGACTCAAGGTGACATACCCTGTGACAGGCACACCCACGTAATAGTCCTCGACTCCGTTCACGCCCTCAAGAATGATATCATTACCCACCCAATGTGTACGGCTGAGTTGTCTACCATTTGATTTACGAACAACGATGGCATCATAGAAGACAGTATCCATAAAGATCTTGGCAGTCTTGGCATCTGCATCGTAGGCATAGGATCTCTTCGTCTGAAGGCTGTCCATGCACATGGTGTAGGTCAGACCCTCGGTATCAATGAACTCCAGGTTAATAACCTCAAGGACCACAAAGTTTTCATAGCTCATCATCAGGGTCATCTTGCCCTTCAGAGTAGTGAACCCTTCGATGGCACCACGAAAATCCCAACGTGACCAGCTTGACTGGACCCTCTGTTGATCGACATCCTTCATCCGGTAGATATAAAGACTGTTAGGCATAGCGCTGGTATGAACTGCAATGAGACCCTCAGCAGGACTGGACTGCATTGTGATCAGCCCCGTGGGTATAAACTTAGGGACATGGGCAGTCGTACTTTCAGCATCATCAATGAGTGTGTCGGCCTGGACCTTGTACTCCATGATGTCTGTGAACTTCCCTTTGGAACTACAGAAGTATGCAAAGGCCCCCATGTTAGTCGTACCACTGGCTACATCAGTCTCGTATGCTGTACTGGGATCGATCTTGATTGTATCAGGACCAAAAAGCGCCTCACCACTATGGACAGTCCACTGCTGTTGATCGCTAAAGAGCAGCAGAGACCTACCGAACACTTCTGACTTATGCAGATTGGTCACCACCTTACTATTTATATTCACGTCGATAGGATCGGTAGGTAACACTTCCATTGCAGTTGTGCTGAAGAACTCCATGTAATCGCTGGGTCTGCCCATGATAAAGTTCTGAGCGGTCAGGAACCCAAGACGATTTCTGAAGAAGAACACATGTTTAATCTTGGTGCCAATGAATGAGGGGATCGGATTCGTCTTGTCATCACCGACCTCACGTTCACCCCAGACCAGGGGAGTCAGAACAAAACGATCATTCAGCTTTAATAGACCGTGGGGCATGAACCTTTCGTCCATCTTCAGGAGGACACCAGGGGCAGGGCACTCCACGAATACATCATCACCTGTGTATGTCAGGTAGTATTCATCATTACTATTCTCAGGATCTCCCTCGATCTTGACTATCATGTCCACAGTCTTAACCAACTCCTTGTCGCCAAAGAGGTCACTGAAGCTCTGATAAGTCTTAGTAACAGTACCAGACGCCACATCGGTACGCATCCTACATTCGATGTTCCGATTAACCAGATAGGTCCAGTCGGCAATGGTCATTGTGTCAAAGTCGAGTTTAGGACAGGTGCCTGCAAGGTATCGAGTCTTCACACTGTCATCAGGCACATAGGTGTAATCATCAAAGTTAACGACCCCATAGTCTACAGCCTGTGGGTTACCTTCCATATCCCATATCCTGATCTCGGCATTGGTGATCGCATAGACGTACTGCTCAGCGGCATCTCTATTAATATGCCCAAAGTAAACCCCCTTGTCTTTTGTCCATGCCCCGATCACGGAGGTCAGCTTTGAGCCAGGACGTTTGAAGAGACCATCAATAAGAGTCCCCTCCATGTTGACCTGTTCTGCCATCTGGGATTCAAGACGAAGGGTTTCAGCCTGTTGGCTCACGCCATTGTATAAACCACTTAGGGTTTTACTCACCAGCTTACTCATGGCCTCCTCCGCAGCGCTTTCGCTGGTCCCATAGCATCCAGGTAATTGTGATCCCCGGCACTGATCTCACGGGAACGGAAGGTCATCCTCGCCTGGGTTTCATCGGGGGATGTGATACCGTCCAGGTCACCGGACCCAAGGATGCCACGCTGGAATCGCCGCCCTGCTCTGATCGCAATGTATGACCTTGCATAACTGGGTAGTTCTTCAAAGGGTAGGAACAGGATAATCTCTACCAGGACTTTCTTATCAAAGGTATAGGTGTGGTTTGTAGCATCATAAAGACGTTGACCTCTCTGGATCAGCCGCCGACTATCCATTGGATCTACAAACAAAGTGTTCTCAGGTAGCATGATAAACCCTTCAGGATTTGGCATCAGTGGGTAATCATATTCTTTATTAAAGGTTAGCCCCGGTTCCTGAACTTCACGACAGACATTGATCAAGGAACGATAGGCAGTCGAGGCATCAGTCACCCCGGTAAACACAAGGTTATTAACTGGTTCCTCGCCTATCATATCCAACGCAATGTTCACGGCATCAAGTTCATCCATGGGGACCAGGATAGTGTTATCCATAGAGTCTCCTCGAAAAAAAGGGAGACCACGCTGAGTTAACAGAATGATCTCCCTTAAGGTTATTGGTTATACAGGATTGGCAGTACGGAACTCACATCCGCATTCAGGTCTGAGACCTTTGTGCCCCATGGCATAACGTGCAACCATGAGAGTACCCTGCCGTCTGATATCCCACTGAGACTGCAAAGAGATATCCATCAGTTTGACAGTACCGACCAGATCCTCGGTGAAGCAGAGACATTTGGTAGTAGAGGCATTAACTGCATGGAACGCCTGAGCGGAAGCATCAGTAGTCGGAAGCATCGCACTGGAGATAACTTCAAATCCAGCAATGGGAGGCAGAGCCGCCTGGGACAGATCGCCCTGTGTAACACCATGATCCCGGTTCATCAGAGAGAAACCATTGGAACCAACCAAGGTAGCCAGTCTGTTGTAATCTTCAGGTTTGATCAGAGCGTACCGTTTCCCAACGACAAACTTATTGTCGAAGTTGGTCTTGGCAGCACGGAAGGCCGTCAACCATGCTTTCAGGTACAGGTCATCGTCAGCATTCCCAAGGTTGGCATCAGTAAGAACCAGCCCACCGTCTTCACCAGTGATATTGGCAACAGCACGAGCACCCAGGATACCGTTCTGCATGACGTTCTTATCGAAGGTCTGAGCCAGTTTTTGACCCTGCATGTCGGCGTATTTACCACGGACTTCAAAGTGACGCATTGCATCATCAAGATCATCAATGAAGATGTGGGAGATCAAGAGTTTATCCACAGGGATAACGACCTCAGAGTGGGGCACTTCCTGACCAAGAATTTCCTGACCGGGAGTATGGTACTCAGCTTCGGGAATCCGACCGATCACAGGAACCTGGGCAGATTTACCAGCGGTAATGGTACGGACGGTGTGTTTGTCGAGCATAACGGTGTGTTTCTCAAAAGAGGTAATCACTTCGCCAGCGTAGAGTTTCAGGTAAAGGGCACGGTCTTTAGTGATATCACCAGTAGCGAGGTTGTCAGCACCACCAAGAGTAGCGTTAGAAGCAGTCATGTTATATTTCTCCAGTTGTATTTAATTGTGATTGATTGATGTACAGAAGTGTTATGTCGTTTGGTAGACTTCAGGTCATAACCTCGGTAAATGCCCGAAGGAACTCACGATTAACCCATTCTGAATTGAGGGGAGCGTCCCAGTTTGGTAAAAACCATCTGGCGAAACGCAGGGTCTTTCTTGTACTTAGGGTTAGACATATCCGCAGACAGTTGTGCCTGAGACCTGTAGACATCCGCAGATGCACTGGAACCAGGGTTATTGCCACGCAGTTTAGTCTTGGGTTGAGTGCCATTGGCGGCGTCATACCTACTCTTAAGGCCGGACATTGCGTCTTTCATTACGCTCATGTCACCCGAATCAAGAGCCTTGTTGAAGTTCGTCGCTTCATTGGCAGTCATGTTTGTACCAGCCCAATTCACCATATCGATGTAGGCTTCCTTACCCCCGATGCCAGCGTACATTTCAGCTTCGGATTTTA